GTAAATCTTCGCCTGTTAAGCATGCAAAACCAATACGTGCAAGGATACTCGCTATTGTTATAGTTCCTGTTACGTACGGTGCATACTTCATAAAGCGTCTGTAAATTTGTTTTTTACGTTCTGGTGTATATTCATGCCAATGGCTTAAATTATTCTCACTGGCTAATCTATCAAAATCTTCATAGTTTGGGTTAAAACAAGACATGAGCTGTTTGCCACTTTGGGCGGTCCAAGTGACATAACGTGGTGTAGGTACAGCTAAATCAAAATTCTTAAAGCAAGCTTCCACTATGATCCGCAACGAAGTAGAGGATCCAGTGGATGGTTGAAGTGGGTTCAAAACCATATAAACGAGTGTTGCGTAGTTGCCATTAGTAACTGTTATATCCAAAGTCGTATCGTATCCGGGCGTTTGTTCCATATCTGTTGTAGCTAAATCCGTATTGCAATACCATGGAACTGGTATAGCTACTGAAGTGGCTTCATTAGCATGTAAAAATGCATGAGGGCCGGATAATATAGTATTAATCAATCTTCTATTATTAGCGCCGACTAAAGTTGGATAAGCGGGGAAAGGCGGTAGTACGCCTACCAATACGCATCCAGCGTGTGTTATAGTGCCAGCCATTGAAACATTAATTATCAAGTCTGGTCTACCATAAGCGGCCATTTTAAACATATTCAAAACAGATGCATTACTACGCGCTATATCTCCTGGCAAGAACTTAACAGTACTAGTCAATAAGGTATAACGAGCAGCAGTACTAGGGTATATCACTTCATCTACATAAAAAGGTCTTTCTATAAAAGACTTGGCATCTACTCTATAAGCATCGGGTATATCTACTTTCATAAATTTATCATTAAATGGTGAATCAATTTCTTGTATTTCTCTGGTGGTCACAGAAGCTACAGTAGTAGTCATATTCTGCGAACTTATATCAAAATCGGTATTAGATACCTGTTTAAACTTATCATCTACATTAATTAATTGAGCAACAATAAATACTTTCATCCCGCATATTGTCAACAACGGGCAATAAGTGATAATTTATCAATGTATCATCACGGCCGTTCCACATCACTACAAGAACGTCTTATAACCGTATAATAAATACATTAGCTATAGGTTGCCATCCTGATCAACAAGGTTTTATTTAAATGGTAAACTCCATTATTATTATTATTTACAATTACATTATAAAATTTTAAAAATTATAATTTTTCTTCTGCATGGTTATAAC